GGGGCGAGTATGGGCCGCTGGATCAGATGCAGCTCACCACCGCCGCGCGCTACTGCCAGCTCATTATGAAGGAGCAGAAAGAAGGGAAAGACTTCAAGGAAATTGACCTGCTGGCGCGCCAGTCAGAGCGCCACGCCCGGATCGGTAAATTTAACGATGGCGGCAATGAGGCTGATTTAAATCCGAAGGTTGCCAACCGCAACAAAGGCCCGCGCCGCCAGCCCGAAAAGAATGTTTTCACCGACGAACAGATCGAGAAGCTGCAGGAGGTTTTCCACGGCTCGATGTTCGACTACCAGCGCCACTGGTACGAGGCAGGCAACCGCCACCGTATCCGCAACCTGCTCAAATCGCGCCAGATCGGAGCGACCTTCTTTTTTGCCCGGGAGGCGCTGATTGACGCCATCACCACTGGCCGCAACCAGATTTTTCTCTCAGCCAGCAAGGCACAGGCGCATGTTTTCAAGCAGTACATCATCGACTTTGCAAAAGAAGTGGATGTAGAACTGAAGGGCGACCCGATGACGCTCAGCAACGGCGCGTGCCTGTACTTCCTCGGTACCAACGCCCGCACGGCGCAGAGCTACCACGGCAACCTGTACCTGGATGAATATTTCTGGATACCGAAATTCCAGGAGCTGCGCAAGGTAGCCTCCGGTATGGCCATTCACAAAAGATGGCGGCAGACCGACTTTTCAACCCCGTCCAGCCTGACCCACAGCGCCTATCCGTTCTGGTCCGGCGCGCTGTTCAACCGGGGCCGCGCCAAAACGGACAAGGTGGATATTGACCTGACCCACGGCAATCTGGCCCCGGGCCTGCTTTGCCCGGACGGTCAGTACCGCCAGATCGTCACCGTGGAGGATGCGGTGCGCGGCGGCTGTAACCTGTTCGACCTGGACCAGCTGCGCATGGAGTACAGCCCGGACGAATACCAGAACCTGCTTATGTGCGAATTCATTGACGATCTGGCGTCAGTATTCCCGCTGAGCGAGCTGCAGGCGTGCATGGTGGACAGCTGGGAAGTCTGGTCCGACTTTCAGGCGCTGGCGCTGCGCCCGTTTGGCTGGCGTGAAGTCTGGATCGGCTATGACCCGGCGAAGGGTACGCAGAATGGCGACAGCGCCGGATGCGTGGTGGTGGCACCACCCACGGTGCCGGGCGGCAAGTTCCGCATTCTGGAGCGGCACCAGTGGCGCGGGATGGACTTCCGCGCCCAGGCTGACGCCATTAAAAAGCTGACCCAGCAGTACAACGTGACCTATATCGGCATCGACTCTACCGGCGTCGGCCACGGCGTCTATGAGAACGTGAAAGCGTTCTTCCCGGCGGTCCGGGAGTTTGTTTACAACCCCAACGTCAAAAACGCCCTGGTGCTCAAGGCATACGACATTATCAGCCACCGACGCCTGGAGTTTGACGCCGGGCACACTGACATTGCGCAGTCCTTTATGGCAATCCGCCGCGCCACCACCGCCAGCGGCAACCGCCCCACCTACGAAGCCAGCCGCAGCGAAGAAGCCAGCCATGCAGACCTGGCCTGGGCAACGATGCACGCACTGTTTAACGAACCGCTGCAGGGCGAAGCCGCCAATACCAGCAACATTGTGGAGATTTTTTGATGGGCAAGAGGAATAAAAACCGCGCTGCAGCTAAACAGAGCGTTCAACAGAGCAGAGGCGTATCTGCAGAAGCATTCAGCTTTGGCGACCCGATCCCGGTACTGGACCGCCGGGAACTGCTCGATTATGTAGAGTGCGTGCAGATGGACCGCTTGTATGAACCGCCGGTGAGTTTTGACGGGCTGGCGCGCACCTACCGCGCCGCCGTTCATCACAGCTCACCGATTGCCGTTAAGCGTGACATTCTCAGCAGCACCTATATACCGCACCGCCTGCTCAGCCAGCAGGCTTTTGCCCGTTTCGTTCAGGACTATCTTGTATTCGGCAATGCCTACCTTGAGAAACGGACCAACCGTCTCGGCGGCGTTCTCTCTCTGGAGCCAGCCTTGGCGAAATATACCCGCCGCGGCGTTGACCTGAACACCTACTGGTTTGTGCAGTTCGGATTCACCACGCAGCCCTACGAATTCACGCCGGGAAGCATTTTCCATCTTCTTGAGCCTGATATTAACCAGGAAATCTACGGGCTGCCCGGCTATCTCTCAGCTATTCCATCCGCCCTGCTCAACGAGTCCGCCACGCTGTTTCGCCGCAAGTATTACATCAACGGCAGCCATGCGGGCTTTATCATGTACATGACTGACGCTGCGCAGAACCAGGAGGACGTAAACAACATCCGCCAGGCCATGAAAAGCGCCAAGGGTCCGGGCAACTTCCGCAACCTGTTTATGTACTCGCCCAACGGCAAAAAAGACGGGATTCAGATCATCCCGTTGTCAGAGGTGGCGGCGAAGGATGAATTTCTGAACATTAAGAACGTCAGCCGGGACGACATGATGGCGGCGCACCGCGTACCACCGCAGATAATGGGCATCATTCCTCAGAATAATGGGGGATTTGGTGATATTGAAAAAGCTAGCAAGGTATTTGTGCGAAATGAATTGATACCTTTACAGGAGCGAATGAAAGAAATTAATGAATGGATAGGGGATGAGGTCATTAAATTCAAAGCATACAGTCTTGAAGTGATATAAAAATTTAAAGAGTGCCTTATTAAGGCACTCTCCTTCATAATACATCTAGCAATAAAGAGGACCAGAAATCAATATTTTATAAAGCTAAATCTTAGCAAGCATCTCGTCCAATATCGCTTGCCTTTTCATTCTATCATCCGTAATATCATCGATCGAAAGAACAATATCAACAGCCATTTGGAAGGTTGCCTTTATTTTGTCCCCATGCTTTGTCATTTCAGTTATAATTTTATTACAATAAACTTCCATTTTCTTTGAACCAAACTTTGGTATATCCTTTCCGGCAATTAGATCGCAAACAACAGCCATTAAATGCCATTTATACTTCCTAATATTTTGTGGAATATCTGCATTCGATGTAAGCAAGTGGAGCCTATATAAAGTCAGGCATGCAGCATAAACACAATTTCTTTTGTATCATTAGAAAATATTTTCTCAGCCAGTAATTCGTACATTCGTTTTGGATACCTGTATGAAAGATCTGGTCTGCGGAAAAACATAGCGGCGACGCATTTGGCTGCCATATGAACTGAAAACACCCTTACTGCAGGTATATCTCTACCTATAAATTGCCTTTCACGTCTTTCTAAATATAAACGTCCGTCTTGTCCTTCATATGTGTCAAAGTACGCTTCGACTTTCTTAATTATTGGACGCAGAGAATAGAATTGAGTCTCGTCAACTTTAGTTTGGCTGTTAGTAGCACGAACTAGTTCTGAAAAAACATCTTCATTTAATGTTTCAACAACCTTCAAATTGACCATCATATTATCATCTAAAGAATCACGGCATTCGTAAAGTACGTTAGATGTTTGGCAACCGTTGACTATTTGAAAATTTTCCAAATGCAATATACTTCCTTGAAGCTTTACATCTGGGCTTACTATTGTAATCCCATTATTAAGAACAGGGAATCTTGAGGCCGCGTCTCTATCTTTAATTGTCTCAGCTATCGATGCATTAACAGGGTTGTCTATACCCAAGAAAGCTCTGACGTTCTCAACAAAAACATGATTACGAATAGAGCCCTCCTCTGTCATTAAAAGATTACTAACAAAATCTTTTGCTTTTACAACTGCAAGATATGCCTCTTCAATCCCATTAATTTTTGGCAAAGGAGCATTGCTAAATAATGGTAATTCAGCATTAACTACAGAGTATGTATCAATCCAAGTTCTAGTTAATTCGTCACGATCCACAAAATCAACACAAACGTTACAAAAATAACCTAACTCATCGATTTCTTTTATAAAACATTCTCTCGCAGACTCTAACTCTTTAGGGTTCTTATATATTCCCGTAGCAACATATTTAGCCGTAAAAGTTGGGCGACCTCCTCTTATCTTGGGAACATTTTTTATCACCACATCAAATACTTCTCGTGCATTCTTTTGGATATCATCTAAACAAGAGTATGGATACTCATCAATGAATCTAAAAACAGATGCTTTGAATTTTAAAAAATCACCTAAATCAAAAGATTCGCTACGCTTTGATTGTATAAAAACAATATCGACATCGTGATTTTTACGTTGAGAGGAAAAAACAGAAGTCGCATCCTCCGGAGAGATGCATAACTCTTCGTCAATTATGATAGCAATCCCATCCATGCCATCATCCCCAGCTCCGGTCGTTACATCATCTATTTCAAAATCCATACTGATTCGAGAAGATAACATGGCCTTATTACAGAACAACTCGAACTGCACATCTTCTTCATGATTTTCAATACCGTAACTCTTAACGAAGCTATCAAGATGAGCCTTAACAATTCTATGCATGAGACATCCCTTTGCGAAGTGACTTTTTTTCTTATCGTACCACTTGATTTCATTTTTTAACATTCTTGCGCGCGCTCGTATCCCCTCCACGCCTGCCCGCTTTATGGAGTGGTTTTCATGCAGGTGCATGACATAAGCAAAAGCCCGTCAGAACTGGCGGGCCTGCGTCAAAATGATCCTTAAACGATCATGCGATCTCATGCGGCATAGTCATGCACTCACACGTTTCGGTCAGAACAACGAAAGATTATCATCAAACTCGGTACTTCTGGTCTCAACGTCCTTAAGGCGAATGAGATAAACCAGACCATCGTGCAGCGAAGTCGGGAATTCGAGTTCAAGCCAGAAAAGATCATCATAGGTGCGCCCTAACCAGTAACCGCCACCACATTCTTTAGGGCGCTGAAAGAATACCCACCCTCCCGGGTGATACCTTCCAAGACGTTCCCCGCAATAAACTATCTGGTAGTTGTCATCTTTCTTTCCCATAGCTAACGCCTCGTTTCACTCGTTGTTCAACCTTACCCCCATCAGAATGAATTCTTTCGGGGGTAACGTTTCAGTGTAACCAGCTGTCGTCTTCCCAGACCTGCTGCAGAATTTCCATTACACGTTCTTTATCTTCAGCCTGCCTTACCCCGCTAAGTTCAATACCATTGGCGCTGCCCTTGCGGATTCGGATAGCTGTTTTTGGGTAGAGGGGGCGCAAATTTCGGTAAAGCTCGGATTCAAGTGCTTCTAACAGCGCCTGGCTAATTTTCTGCTCTTTATCGATCATTATTTCAATGCGCATAGATTTTCCCCTAGCTGGTAGCGTCCATTGTACGGCTGTATTCATGGTTACGAATTTTTGCCATCAGCTCGTCAGTCAGCTCAGAAACCCACTGGATAGCCAGTCGCTTTTCTTCTTCGCTGCACTCGCTTGCCGCTACCAGTTTTATGAAAAAATCAATGCGCTGAAGTTTCAATGACTCCATAAGATAATCCTGCATTTTCCCTCCTATTACGGCCACTTACACAAGATAACTGTATGTATATCCACTGTTTATACATACAGTATAGTACCGATTTCTAAATGTAAAACGCTTTTTTGGACTTCAATAAGAAAGCCCTGATATGAGTCAAATACCGGAATTATTTTCGGTTTGTCAGTAATACTGACGCCACTTGTCATCCTCGCGCAGCCGCCCGTTCTGGTAAAAGATGCGCAGCCCTCCTCCTGACGGAAGGCTGCCGCCGCGTAAAAGTAAATTCACCTCGTACTCACTGCCATCGAATCCTCTGGACCGCAGCTCATACTCCAGCTGCAGGCGCTGCTGCTCCGAAATATCCTGCTTGTAAGACTTTTTCCGTTTCGGTTTTACCAGCCTGAGCCGGGCAACCAGCTCCCGCCGTTCCTTTTTGCCCATGCCGTGCAGATAGTCCTGCAGCGCCTTTTCATCCATGGACGTGTTTTCCGGTACTTCCCCCCCTGTCTGGTTCAAATTTTTAACAGGGGGACAGTTATTGCCACGAGTCCAAGGGGCGCAAGCGCCCTGGTCGGCTGTCGCCTCCTGAAGGTCAACGGCTTTACGAACCATTTTCCACTTCATTGCATGAGTGCAAATCCGGCCCTCAATGATCGGGGACCAGATGCCATAAATACGAACACCGTGATCGCCGTAAGCGCTCGGCTCGTCGTTCAGTTCATAGGCAGTTCTGACTAGGTGATGCTTTCGGGGAACAAGAACGCCGCCCTGCTTCATGATATAGGTGGCAAAACAGCCAGCATCAGCTGCGGCCAGCACTGCATCCAGACGCGGGTTTTCCAGTACGGGCGCGCCGGCCTTCTTGTCACCCTGCGCCCTGGCAGCCTGACCGGCCAGCAGGCGCAGCTCGCGGTATGCCTGGCGGCCAGGAATACCAAAGAAGCGGAATTGCTGGACACGGTGCAGCGAAGCCCAGGCGTTTACGTTCTCAGCGTTATCGCGTAGTGATCTTCCCGTTTCTTTGCTGATTTCCTGCGCCAGCCCGCGCCCGTCGATATTCTTGCTGATGTATTTGGCGATATAGCTGGTCGGTGTACCCTTGCGCGGGTTGATAAGCTCAGATTTGAATCGCGGCCCGGTATTGGTGCCCAGCTCCTCCCGGTCCTCACGAATGGCGAATTTACGCAGCAGCGCGGTGATGGATTTGCGGTCTTTTTTGCGCATTAAGCAAAGCAGGTGCCAGTGCACGGTGCCATCATGGTGTGGCTCAGCAACGCGGACACCGTACCAGCGCAACCCGGCTTTGTGCATAGCCTTACGGAATGCGGCAAACATATTCACCAGGTAATCGCTGCTCTGGCGGACCGTGTCACTGGTCCATTTAGGGTTTGGCCTGCCGTTATTGAGCGTTGCGTGAAAGCGTGATGGGCAGGTGATGGTATAGAATACGGCGCATTCACCACGCATTTCCGCGATCAGCTCCAGCCCCTTAACGCAGGCCATCATTTCGTTACGCCGGTGCGCCGGATTGCTACTGCTGGCGTTTACCACTTCTTCCATATCCAGCGTGTCACCTTCGGCGTTAACCAGCTCATGCGAGCGGAAAAACTCCAGGGATTTGCGACGCTGTTCGCGTTTGTGGATCACGGCTTCATAGCTGACATACGGGGACGCTTTTTTGTTAACCAGGCAGACAGCGCGCAACTGTTCTTCCCGCCATTCACACCTCATCTGCCACAGCTTGCGATACCACCAGTCCGCGCAAAGCATACGGGCAAGCGAGCCCGGAATAAGCTCGTAGGGGACCGGGTTACGGCGGTGCTTTTTACGACGCAGTTGCTCGAAAGCTGGCGGGATAACATCGAGGCGCATGGCCTCAGCGGCCACCCTTTCCCATGACCGGCGGATCTCTTCCGGCGTAACGTCTTCATCCGTAAACAGCTCACCGCAGGCAGCATCCAGACACATGCTCATGTGTGCCGCCACCAGGGTAGATAACCGCTTGACCTGCTCCTGGCTCATTTCGGGCAGAACCAGCAAACCCTCCAGCCCGTCGTGGCTCGCCATAAAACGGAATGACGCAGAAACCTGGCTGGTACGCACGCGCTCCAGGCGTTCAAGGCACGGCCTGATGGTTTCACGCAGAAAGCGGGAATATGCCTTCGGTTTGCCCAGCCCCTCGAAATATTTAATCCGTTCAAGCAGCGGCTTACTGATATGCGCTGGATGGGCGCTCACGTCAGCAACGATTACCAGATCGGGGTTGAATTGTTGCTGTTCACGGGCCATTTTGGCGCGGCTTATCAGCTGGTCCTGCTCCATTTCTCGCTGAACAGGATCACGGGATTCA